GTGTCATACCCGCCGAAGGGATCGACGGTTTCGTCCTGTACAGAAGTCTCGGGGGTCTGGGCGTCAGCAGCCGGGGTCTGTTCTGTCTGCGTGGGTTTCGCCTGTGCCGCAGGATCTTCCGTCGCCGGCTTTGCCGCGCAGCCGTAAACACCCAGCAGGATACATACGCACAAAAGTGCTGTAATCAGTTTTTTCATAAGCTGTATTTCTCCTTTTCATTTTTCCGTTATCACTTACATCTGCCGTTCAAGCGGGCCCTTGCCTAAAACGCACATCTGTTATGTGAATAATATATCATTTTTGTGCATTATAATGAATGGAGTTTTTTCGTTAATTTCTAAATAATATCACTCCCATTATTTGATCATCTATAAAATATGCGCTGTAAAATAAGGCTTTTCAGGCTCCCTACGCAAACAGAAAGAATGATTTTGTGCTAAAAAAAGTTATAACATGCATTTACAGAGGCGCGACTTTTCTTTATAGTAAAGAGGAAGACAAGGGGGGTGCCGTCATGCCGCAGCAAAATCACGAGTTGCAGACATTTGAATATCATTTTAAGTTCTTCCAACTCTATCATAACTATTTTTCGTTTATCTCACTCGGCTGGGAGAATTGGAAATATCCGCAGAAATATTCAATCGACAACTTCGGCTCCTCAGAGAACCAGTTTATCTTTCAGTATA